GGGATACAATTTCATGAGACCGATGCGTATGGACGTTCGGGCAGTTGTTTTCCGCTTCTGGTTTTCGGCAGAACTCATCAAACAATCCCGGGACATTGCCGACATAGCAGCTAAGGCGCGTCAGAACAAGACGGCTCCGCGCAAGCGCTTGAGTCCAGTCGAACAGACTGATGTCAACGCCGTCTTCAGGATTCTCTTCGCGACGCTCGGGGACAGCTTCATCCGGCAGACCAAAGCCACAATGGTCCCTTTCCTCAGGACCTGGTTAGCGTCTGACGCCGAGCCATCTGAGCCTCTACCCGCTACCTCCATCATGCTGGGACGGGCCAAGGCCAAGCGTAAGACCACGGCGCTCCTGGACCGGGTTTGGCGAAACGTCGGTGCAGTGAAAAGCACCAATGTCGTTGTCAAAAAGCCGCTTTATCCCGCTTTGGCCACCTGGAGAGACGCCCAGGGAGAGCGATCAGCCTCACTGAACGGTCCCAACGGTTCGTTCACTGGAACGGATGATCACAAGTTCTGTTCGCATTGCGGGTGTCGGTTTGTTGCCGGCAAGCGTCGCCGTCTCAGCAAGGTGACACTGTCCAAGTTACGCCTACTTTCCCGGTTGTTCACATATCGGCGGGTGAACGCGAGGTGGGTGCTCAAGCCTAGACCTCCCAATAATCGGCCAGCCACTAGGCAACACAAACGCAAGCGTGCCATGTGTTGGACCGAGGAGGAATTGGTGACGGATACTTGGTTCACCTGCGAGAGGGAGGTGACACCCGTGGATCATGGTGGAATGGCTCCAATGGAGATCTGCGGAGGCGGTGGCGGAGGGGCCATGAGCACAAGGCACGTTGGGGCAAAGCAAGACCAGCGGTGTTCAAGGGCGGCTGTTGGTCAGGGTGGCAATTCGAAAGCCTGCAGAGCCAAGCCGTTTCAAATCGGTCCGAGCACTGTTTTCCCTGCCCCAGCTCAAGAGCCATCTAGGCCTAGCATCGCAGCTAGAGCAGCTCCCCGTTCAGGCCAAGCGCGGCGCGTCGCAGATGCCACTGGCCCTCCTCCTGTGGTCCCGTCCATCAAGCATCGTTACACCTACAATATGGGTTCGGCTCCTGGAGCTAATCTAGTTGATCGGCCGTTCATCGCCGCTCGAGGCGCGATGGAGGAGGTGGGCAAGATGGATGCGCTGAGGGACCGGTTAGCTCGTCTGATCAATGACGCACCATCGCGCCACGTGGACGTCAAGATCGAGGTGGATCACAGCCGCAACGCCAAGGCCAAAGCCAAGCAAACTGCCAAGGCTAAGGACGAGGCGAAGTCCAATGACAAAGCCAAGGACAAGGCCAAGCCCAAGGACAGGGGAAAAGCGAAGGCCAAGGACAAGGCAGATGTTGCAGGCGCCTCTGATGTCGCTATTGGTGGTGACGATGAGGATGATGCTCTACAGGCTGAGATCAAGCTTCAAATGGCGATGGTAGCAATGGCGTGGGATGACGTGGTGGAATCGTATCTCTGCTCCGACTACCCGAACCAAGCGACGCTGGCTGCCAGGGCTATCGAGCCAGCCAGTTGGTTCGACTGTCAGGGTGAGCCGTTTTGTGGCCTCACAGCCATAGATACCGCTATCCTAATTGAGCGCAAGCCAGGCGTTTACAGGGACGCCGCTCAAGTACTCGGGCCGCCTGCAGATATCGTGCGTACAGTTGGGTCCCAGCATTTCCTAAGACGCTGGGCAGCCATGAGGGGTGTGAATCTGCGCATCACAACGTTAGACCACGAAGTGATACAGTCGTACGAAAACGCCCCGGAGTGGAAATGGGTGGTGTTAGGATATGAGACCCACGCGCAGTACATCGCTCGAGTGCCCCCAATTCGCAAGGAACTTGTGATTGAGCTGCCCCGAGTGCAAGACGATGTACCTGAGCGAGAAGGAGTACCACCACCGGAGCCAGGCCCGGACGAGCCGCCACCAGAAGAACCTCCTGGTCACTACCTGTTGGGACTGCATCCTCATTCGAGAAATCATGAGGAAACAGATCTATCAGGGCAAGTGCATCAATACGAGGTGTGGGGAGCTAGCGGGAGGTACATATCGACCGTTCTCAAAGCCGCATGATGGTGCGCGGGTCTTGCGGCCACTTCTTGGGCCGCCAAGTGGGGTCTCGCCGCAATTGCGGCGCCCCATTTGGTGGCAACAGTGGTCCTAGGGGGTCTTGCCACTGCACTCACCGCCAAAGCCGTGGAGCTGGCTGTCATGGCTATCGTAGCCCCTGCCATCACCATCCAGAAGACCATGACGTTTACAGACCACCTGAAAGCAAGCAACGACGACGACACGCGAAATGTCGTCGACGGGAGAGATCCGCTAACGCATCAGGAGGTGTACGTCAGGGTTAGAGAGGACCTGGTTGCTAGACTGTGGATCCCGTTCTGCGAGGAGCGCCACTACGCGCTCAACGTAAGAAAGTTGGGTATACCATGGATTAACTGGGACTACCTCATACTGGCCCAACGCTACAAAGTCATCACGAAGGAGATGAGCCAACTGCACTCAGTGAATAAGAGCCCTCTAATGGCTATGAACACACTTGGAATGTTGCGCGGCGCTAACTATTCCTCCAACAGAGTGGCTGATTGGGTCTCAACTCAGCGCGCATGTGCATTTTTCGCCAAGTCGCTTGGAGAAATCTCTTCGCGGGAGGTGAGTACCATCGGCTTGGTTCAGTACAACCACCCGGGACGGGAAGCGCATGTGCCTGATCCGGTGATGGTGGCTGCGAACCAGTGGCGGGGCTTAATGGGTGGGGGCAACCACGTGCACACGGACAGGACGACCCCTG